GCCCCAACCTCTAACGACATACGAGCGACTTGTTTTGAGGGAGATTCCGGACTCCTTAATATTATCCCAGCTAGTCTTATCCGAGACTACAACAAATCCCTCTTCGAGATTACCCTTACCAATGGATCCATCATACAAGGAATTCCAGCATCCGAGCCAGAGCGGTATCGCGGTAAACAATACCACGGAGCCTGGTTCGACGAGCTCTGCGCGTTCGACTACCTCGACGACGCGTATGACGGTGTGCAATTCACGCTGCGTCTCAAAGACCCAAGAATCGCCAGGGTCCAGCAGATCATCACCACCACCCCCAAGCCAAAAGAGCTCATCGTCGACCTTAACGAAGGAAAAATAGGCGGGGATGTATATGTAGTTAACGCATCATCTTATGACAACAGAGACAACCTCTCAGAGACATTCTTCAAACAGCTTGAGACTTACGACGGTACAGATATTGGCCGTCAAGAGATCTATGGTGAGATCCTTGACCCAGAGGCATCTGGCATCATCAAACGTCGCCAGTTCCGTATGTGGCCCGCAGACAAACCAACACCAACCCTGGAGTATGTCATTGCGTCGTATGATCCGGCGACTTCTGAAAAAACAATGAACGACCCCACTGCCTGCACGGTCTGGGGAATATTTGAGCAGCAAGACGCGGGCACTGCGGTCATTTTGCTAGACGCATGGGACGAGCACCTGTCTTACCCGGAACTTCGACGTAAGGTCATCAACGACTTTAAAGGGTCGTATACGGCGCGGACAACGAGTTTGGTAAGGGACGCAAGGCAGACCTTATTTTGATGGAGGACAAGTCTGCCGGTATCTCCTTGATCCAGGAGCTTCAAGGATCTGGCATCCCGGTCAGAGGATACAACCCTGGAAGAGCGGATAAGGTGCAGCGTCTAAACATTGTGGCCCCGTTAGTCGCCAAGGGTAAGGCGTTTATACCCGAGGACAACAAACAAAAGGGTGAGTACGCCTCGTGGACAAAACGTTTCCTAAGACAGGTATGTTCGTTTCCTGAAGCAGGCGGCCATGATGACTACGTGGACTCACTATCCCAGGCGCTGCGTGTTCTAAGAGACTCTGGATGGATACAGCTAGACCCACTGCCCGCTAGAGACTACGACTACGCCGATACAGACGCATCTAAGCGATTTGTCAATCCCTACGCCCAATAAGGGCGGATTGTGCCTATTTCTTGCATTATTATAAATAGGAATAATACATGAATCCAATCAAATCCCCACATCAACTACTCCTGGAAGAAGCAGGGGCATCCTTGGATCCTAGTCCCGGTTTAGTAAACACGCCACAGCAGATGTTAATGCAGCAGGCAAACATATTACCTCACCTTGCCCCCGGTGGTCAAGTCGCTAAAAAAGTGTTATCTTTACTAGAAAAAGATGCCAACAAAGCTAAGTTTTTAGAAGGCACTAAGGTTGTGGATTATAATGGTAAACCAATTACCATGTATCATCATACAACAGACTTTCAAGGTGATGCCTTTAATCCTGCTTTAGCACAAGAAAAAGATGTTGGTTACCACGGTAAAGGAATGTACTTTGGAGCAGATGATTATTTAAAGCGCAGCGCTTTCGGTAAACATAGTTCAGGAAATGTGTATGGAGAAGAAGGTTTTACTGAGGGTTCTCAAGTAATACCGGTGCATTTAAACATAAAAAATCAAAAATATGTTGACATTACAGATCAATCATTACATGGAATGCCTATTGAAAAATTAAAAGAAATGGGTCACGACGGCGTTATTGTAACCCGCGATGATTCATTCCAAAACGTAATGGGCCGCACAGTTCCAAGAGAAAAAGTATACAACGCCGTTGCGTTTGAACCTACACAGATTAAATCAGCAATTGGTAATGAAGGTACTTTTGATCCAACAGATCCAAGACTTCATAAAGCAAATGGCGGATACATTAATAACCTATCACCTGCTGATATGCAGGCCGCACTGATTGTAAACGGAAACACCCCACAACATTTTGCTAACGGTTCGTTAGTTAAAAACATTGGAACACAAGCGGCGTTTTCTTTACCATTTATGGCTGAAGATGCAAAAGACATTGCCCAAGACATTAAAAACAAAAAATACAAAGAGGCAGCAGCAAAAACTGCAGGTGTTGGATATTCAGCTTTTGCACCATGGAATCCCCTTGCTGCTTTAATTTCTGGAATGACATATTCACCAGAAGTAGGTGACGCAACACTTGACACATACAAACAAAAACAAGCAGAACATGAAGCAGAAGTTAGCGCAAGAGCACAAGCACTTTCCCCTGTCTTTAAATGGAACAAGCCAGCAACTTTAGATGAAATGCAACAAAAAGTCTTAGGCTATCCAAATATACCATTACCAAAAGTAAAATAATCTATGGCAAACCCACAACTACCGATTCAAGCAGGCGGAAATCTTCCAGGTCTTAACGATCGCGAAGAAGATGTTAAAAATGCGGAAGAACAAGATGCAGAAATGGAGCAGTATGAAGACGCACTTGGTCTTGACCCAGACGAGGTAGAGCAAGAAGTTATTGAGCTAGAAGATGGCTCAGTTGTGGTTAACTTCCAAGAAAAGAAAAGCCCTAAGCAAGACCCTGAGTTTTATGAAAACTTGGCTGAGGTATTTGATGAGGACGTTCTCCAATCTTTGGCAATTGAATTTTTAGACTTTATCGACGTAGATAAAGAGGCACGCACCGAGCGTGACAAACAGTACGAAGAGGGACTACGCCGTACCGGTTTGGGTAAGGACGCGCCCGGAGGCGCAACCTTTGATGGAGCCTCCAAAGTCGTTCACCCAGTTATGGCCGAGGCATGCGTTGACTTTGCTGCCTCCGCATCTAAAGAGCTTCTCCCATCTGATGGCCTGGTTAAGACAGACATCAAGGGTAGCGCAGATAAACTTAAGACGGATACAGCAGAGCGTAAGGCAAACTTCCTTAACTGGCAGCTTACCGAACAGATTCCTGAGTACCGCGACGAGATGGAGCAGTTGTTTACTCAGCTACCGTTAGGTGGATCACAATTCTTTAAGTGGCGCTTTGACTTTGAACAAAAGCGTCCTACCTGTGAGTGGGTAGCAATTGATAACATATTGCTGCCGTACTCATCAACAAACTTCTATACATCACCACGGGTAACCGAGGTACAAGACATTACAGAGGACACGTTCTTACAGCGTGTTGAGGCTGGTATATACCGTGACATAGACTCACAGTACACCTCTGACGCGCCGATTAACGATCAGACCCGTTCTGAAAAAGCAAACAACAAAATTGAAGGCAAAGAAAATTCTATCAAGAACGTTGATGGACTTCGCCGCATCTATGAGATTACCTGTTTTATCCGTTTGGATGACGACGAGCTTACAGATGGAAAACGTGCACCATACATTCTGACAATTGACGAGTCTAGCAGCCAGGTACTGGCACTATATCGTAACTGGGAAGCAAACGATGAGAAGCTGGAAAAACTGGACTGGTACGTCGAATACAAGTTTATCCCTTGGCGTGGAGCTTACGCTATTGGACTACCTCATCTCATTGGTGGTCTTTCTGCTGCTCTTACCGGTTCTCTTCGCGCTTTGCTTGACGCTGCTCATATCAACAACAGCCAGACAATGCTTAAGCTCAAGGGTGGACGCATTGGTGGACAATCAGACAGAATCGAGCCAACACAAGTAGTAGAAATTGAAGGCGCACCTGGCGTTGACGATGTACGTAAGATTGCCATGCCGATGCCGTTCAACCCACCATCGTCTGTATTGTTTAACATGCTTGGATGGCTGACAGATGCCGCTAAAGGTGTTGTCACTACCGCTGAAGAAAAAATTAGCGAGGCAAATAACAACATGCCAGTGGGTACCGCGCAGGCTCTTATCGAGCAGGGCGCTAAGGTATTCTCTAGCATCCACGCACGCATGCACCGCTCACAGGCCAAGTCGCTTGCCATCGTATCCCGTATTAATCACTGGTACCTGGAAGAGATGGACAACCAGTCTGGTGAAGAGATCAAGGTTCGTGACTTTGCGGCAAACAACGACATCCGCCCCGTATCAGATCCTAACATCTTCTCTGAGACACAGCGTGTTGCACAGAACCAGGCACTCTTGCAGATGGCAGGAAGCGCGCCCCCAGGAATGTTTGACGTACGTGCCGTATACCGTCGCGTGCTACAGCAATTAAAAGTTCCGGCAATTGACGAGGTTCTTCCAAACCCAATGGGTGCGGCAGAGTCTAACCCCGCGCTAGAAAACGTCTCCATGACAATGGGACGACCAGCCGCGGCCTATCCAGACCAAGACCATGTGTCTCACATTAAGATTCACTTAGACTATGCAAATAATCCAGCTTATGGCGGTAACCCTGTTATTGGGCCTGTTTTTGCTCCTCATGCTTTAGAGCACATCAAGCAGCACTTAACACTACACTACCTGCAGTCTATGCGTGCCTATGTGGCACAGGCAGCAGGCGGAAAAGATACACTAGACCTACACCAAGAAAAACCGTTAGACATCGAGGCCCAACAGGCCTTAGCACTTGCCTCACAGATGGTCGGTCAAGACGCACAGCAAAACCTGGCGCAGTATGTTCAGCAAATCCAGGCGCTGGCACAAAAAGTTTCACAAGCCCAACAGTCTCAACAACAAAATGCCGCCGCGGCAGATCCAACTGCACAGGTTATCCTTAAGACACAGATGGCAGAGACTCAGCGCAAACAGGCAGAGTCCCAGGCCAAGATGCAGATGGAGATGCAGCAAGATCAGCAGACCTATCAACTTAAAATCGCTGAGCTACAGCAAAAAGTGGCAGAGCTACAGACTAAGTACCAGACCCAGACCGCGATTGATGCCAACAGAAACGCGACACAGATTGCTATGGCAGACATCAACAACGCATCACGCGAGCGTGTGGCCTCTATAGCGGCTCAGGCGGGTCTAAATAGCGATCAGATGGCTATGGCACACGAACAAAATCTAACGGCTCTGGAGGCCTCTCATCAGGCACAGCAGGATATTAGACAGCATGGCCTAGAGATTGAACAGCAACAGTTCCAGAAGCAGGCGGAACAGGTTCAGCAGCAAATATCCGCCCAACAACAGGCTCAGCAGCAGGCACAAGGCGCACAGCAACAGGCACAGCAATCTGGCTTAGAGCACGCACAGACCCTGCAGCAAAACAATCAGCAACACCAACAGGCACTAGAGCAACAGGCAGCAGCACCACAACCAACACCCCCAACAGGAGCACAGTAATGGCAAAAAACCCACAAGACGGCGGCGAATTAGGCTTTCGTAAGACATACAAAATGACTGGAACCCAAAGTTCCGGTGGCGGCCCAGATGCCAAGGTAGACAACGGATCATCTGGATCCAAGCGCGCTAATAACGCCGTATTAAATGGTAACAAAATGGCCAAAGACAGCAAAGTCGGCCCAGGTAAAAACCTTAAAGACATCGGCGGCGGTAATTTCTATTAATATTTGGGGCGGATTTTCCGCTTCATTTGCATTATTATTAATATGAAAGACTTTATTAGTGAAATTATCTCTCGTACGAGAGATGAACAAGCGAAATTGGCGGAAACCCTTACCGCTGGAATAAATGTCAATACCTTTGAAGACTACCAACGTTTAGTTGGAAGATTTGAAGGTTTTAAGGCAGTACAAGACATTATAAATGAAATTTTAAGGGAAGACGAAGAAGACCTGTAAAGGTTAAGGAGCACTGAACAGTGTTTGATTTAAAAGGCAATGAAGAGCCGGATACACGAACAGAGGAAGAATGTTTTCCTGTAATCGACACCGGTATTGAGGTAGCTGGAGACCGTGTTTTAGTTCAACTAAGGCGTGAGAAGTCAACCAGCAAAGGCGGAATCATCTTAGTTGATGAGACCAGACAGACGTTACGGTTTAATGAGACGGTTGCAAAGGTTGTCCAGGTCGGACCCTTGGCATACAAGTCACCAGAAGACTTAACACCCTGGATCGAAGGTCCTTGGTGTAAAGAGGGTGATTTAGTTCGTACTATCAAGTACGGCGGCGATCGTTTTGTTGTTAATCCTGATGATGAAGGTTCACCAGTGGTGTTCATTACTCTCCAGGCCCGTGAAATCATTTCTCGCATCAAGTCGTTTGAGTATGCGCAGAAAATGAAGGCGTTTGTAGACTAATTTTGAAAGAAAATTATGGCAGAAAATGAAAAAGACGTTCCCATAAAGGAACAAGAAGACGGATCGGTACTCATAAAAGTTGAGGCTCCAGAAGAGTTTGACGAAGAGGTCGAAGACAAAAAAGAAGGCGGCAAAGTAGAAGCCTCCGACGATGATGACGACGAAGACCACGATGAAACCCAGCACGAGGGTGAAACCGATGACGAGCGTGAAAAAATTCGTGAGGCCCGGCGTGAAGAACGCAGGCTAAAAAAAGAGCTGTCTAAACAGCGCGAATACACAGCAAAAAACAAGATTAGTGCACTTGAGAAACGCAACGAAGATTTAGCTCGCAGATTAGCCCATTTAGAAAATGGTGCAGCATCGCTAAAAATTGCGCAGATCGACAAAGCAGTGGAGGATGAAGCCACTAGAGTCGAATATGCCAAGATGAAGATGTTACAAGCAGCTCAATCAGGAGACGCATCAGCTCAGGTGGAGTATTTGGAGCAGTTGACAGACGCAAAGCAGCGCCTGCAGCAAATCCAGCATTATAAAAAGCAACAACTCG